TAGATAGATTTGATAGTTTCCATTAAATGCTTATTATTCTCCATATCATCTTCTAATTCAGTATACTTACCATATGCACCAGAAGATAATTGATGAATCAACATCTTAGAGTATTTACCAATAGAACGCTTAGCACAAACTGCAGAGATAATTGTAGCAGCAGAAGCAGCCGCACCATCAATAATAGAATGTACTTCTGCATTAAGACTTCTAATTGTATCTACTGTTGCAAGTCCAGCAAATAACGAACCTCCATAAGAATTAATATGTAAATTAATTACCGGTTTGACATCTAAAAATTGGCCTGATACTTGTAGTTTCTTATCTACAGCGTGTAAGGTTGAATTTAATTCGAGAGCGTTACTCTCAAGTACATCACCATAGAAGTATATAGTATTTTCTACTACTCTAATAGAGTTGCCTCCTGATGATACACTATTTGAGGCTGTTAGTAGAGCTTGTAAAGCGCTTGAACTATAATCTGTCTCCTCTTCATCTGCTGTGTTATTATATTTCCAATTCATATTTTAATCTTATGAGATACTAAGTACCCTGAAATAATACGTCTTTGCCTATTAATCAAATCCTTCTCCTTTTCAGTGAGCTTAGTTTTACTACGATTAACGTAGTGTATTGATAATAGACCAATATTCTTATTAGTCAAGGTTTTTAGTATAGTAAAAGCAGCAGACGTTGTACCGTGTGTTTGTAGATCATAACTATAGGCACATTTCTCATCATCAAGTTGAACAAGTATTTGATCTGTCATAGATCGTTTAATAATATTACTTAAAGCTGATACTCGCACATTTTGAAATTTTCTAAAAATAGACGATACACCCTTTTTACATCTTTCGTACGTGATGGAAAGTTTTTGCTGACTACTACCTGAAAAATATTTTCCCCCATTATGAAACTCTTGTATTACAATTCTATCTGCTTCTAATTCATCACGCAAAAAATCTATTGCAGCCATAATGTTTTCATCAACACTATTCTGTGCTTCAATAGGATCGCATTTACGTCGTTTAAATTGAAGTTTAAGATATAATAATATAATACTAACAGCTCCAGCTACAGCAGTATTGAATACTGTAAAAATATTATCCATCATAAGTTAGAATAATATTTAATCTAATAGATTAGCCTTCACAAGAAGAACATGTAAGAATTGAACGAGCTAGTTCTTGCGCTGGGTTAGCTGAACGCTGATAGTAGAGAGATTTAATACCATTTTCCCAAGCAAATATAAGCAATTCATTAACCTCTTTAGGAGGTGTTTTAGGTGGTATCATTAAGTTAATCGATTGACCTTGATCAATAAATTTCTGACGTTGTGACGCCTGAATTAAAATTTCCTTTTGTGATATCTCGCCAAACGTTTTAAACACATCCTTTTCTTCTTGAGTTAAAAAATCTAAATGCTGAACACTACCACCCTTAATAAGAATAGACTTCCATGTATCAATATCGTCTTTACCCTTAGTAACTAGAAGTTTTTTAAGCTCTGGATTCTTATAAGTAAACTTACCTTTAGCAAGATCTTTAGTAAAGTAATTACTATTAAGAGGTTCAATAGAAGGGCTTACTTGACCAAGAATAAAGCTCGATGATGTGGTAGGGGCAATAGCACACAACGTTGTATTACGTAATCCATATCCTTTGAGAAGTTCTGGCTCCCCATATAGTTTTGCCATCTCCTTAGATGCTTTAATAGTACGGTCTTGAATAGTCTTCCAAATAGAGCTATTACACAATTTAGCTTCCATAGACTCAAAAGCAATCATTTCCTGCTGTAGGTATGAATGCCAACCAAGTACACCAATACCAAGTGCACGTTGATTAACAGCAAACCTATGAGGCGCTTCCATATGCTTAACACCTTCTGTTTTGTTAATAAACTCTGTCATTACAGCATCAAGGAAGAAGGTCAGCGTCTCAATAGCATCAGTATCTTTTATTTCATCCCACTTAGCGAGATTCAACGATGATAAATCACATACAAAAGATTCTTCTTCATCCGTAGACAGGAAAATCTCTGTACAGAGGTTAGATGCATTGATACGCTTTCCTTTATCCTTATATACTTGAGGTGCATTATTATTAGCAGTATCAGAGAAGAAAATATATGGATAACCTGACTCATAACGCTTCTTAATAACTTTACCCCAAAGAGCTCGCTTCTCACTATCACCGGCTACCATTTCTTCCATCCATTTATCACTAACAGTAACACCGATAGAGAGATCTTGAATAGAATCTCCTTCACTACGAATGTGAAGAAACTCATGAATATCAGGATGGTCAATTGGTAGATAAGCAGCAAAGGATCCTCGACGTACATTACTTTGAGATACGTAATTAGTTAACGAATCAAAGACAGTAAGCTGAGGATGAATTCCTGTTGCTGCACCACCGGTCGATATAGAAGCTCCACGGTGACGCACATCTCCAAAGTATGCAGAGGTACCACCACCTACTTTTGACATGGTACCTACTTCCGACACTTTTGATAGGATCTTTTCCATATCATCTGGAATATAAGATCCGAAGCAAGAAATAGGTAAGCCGCGGTATCTTCCAAAGTTAGACCATATAGGTGATGATAATGAAAAGAAGCCTCTTTCCATATAGTCAATAAACTTTGTCGCAAAACCGTCGAGTCTTAAATATTCTTCAGCTTTCTTAGCAATATCTTCGATACGCTTTTCTGCAGTCTCACCCTCAAGGAGATAACCGCGTTGTAAAAATTGTCTTGAGTCGTCGTTTAGCCAGTATGGATTATTCATATTTTATTAAAAGATATCTGCTTCGTCAAATGATTGATTCTTCTTTGAGTACTCAACAGGCCGTGAATGGAAAAAATCAGTCATGTTGTTACCAAGAAGTTCTTCTTCGAACCACATTGTAGGCTCTATTAGACTATTATCAATGCTGAAAACAGTTTTAAAGCCAATTTGCTCTAGAGAGTTGTTAATTCTGTTTTTAATAAACTCTTTAACGATAGGAGCAGATAAGTTAGGTTCTTGAATACCATTAATCATCCAATCAACGATTTTACCTTCTGCTTTATAAGCACACATTGCTTCCTGCGCAATCCGGTCCTCAAGCTCTTCATCAAACAGTTCAGGGTGCTCATCACGAATAGTGTTAATAATCTTCATACCAACGAGAGCGTGAATGTTCTCCTCGTTACGAGTATATTTAACTTGCTGGTCGGTATCTTTCAACACATTCTTATAACGGGCAAACCAATTAATAACATAGAACTGTGAGAAGAGAGATACGTTCTCAACAAACAGAGTAAATAAGATTAAAGCATATAAATATTGCTTCTTAGAATCCTTGTAGAATTTATGCGTATACTTGCGTAAATACTTCACCCGACCTTCGATAAAGTCAAGTTTAAGATTTTGCTCAAAGATATCTTCCATATCAAGCACTGATAGGAGACGCTCATATGCATTGTTATGGATGACTTCTGTATTAGCCATTACATAACCGAGATCCTGCAATGCGGGGTGCGGTAGGTTTTCACCTAACTTGGCCCAAAACGTTTTAACAGCAACTTCAATCTGACCAATTGCAGATAGAGTGCGTGCAATAATATCTTGTTCTTGCTGTGTAAGCTCGGTTTTGTATTGCTGAACATCAGACTTAAAAGAAAACTCTTTATCAGTCCAGAATCCATTGTGCATCGACTCAATGAATTGTTCGGTCCAAGTATAGTGATTCGGCTTGCGAGACAGTTGTTCCTCGAAAATAGACATAATAGTTGTACTACCTTTACGTTTAATTAGTAACTGTAAATTTAATTACTTAAACAAGCTCCCTACTCTTTAATGCTCCAGTTACAGGATTATAATTATCCTTGTACTTCTTACCCTCAGAGATGACCTCTACACTAACATCGGTTTCCTCACAAACCGGATTATCACAGACGGTACCGTTAACAGCGATTTCTCGCATTAAACGACCCGAACCTGTCTCGAAAATACGTATTGTATTTTGTCGACCCAGCTTTGCGATAATGTTATTTCTATTATTCATATTGGCTTATAGTATTTATAAATGCAGACACGTCAGGATCCGATTTAAGTGTAGCAAAGTTTAGAGTATTTGATACTCGCTTATTCTTGCCTTTATTACGAATACTATGATATTCGATCATTGCTCTAATCTCTTCTGATTCTTGGTCTGGTAAAGTTTCATCTGTAACTCCTAAAATATTTCTTATATCATTTATAGAGTATCCTTTATTTAAATATGTTTTAACTTTACGTGTGATAAAGTATTTTTTAAGACTATCCTCATCCCCATACTCAACTACCCGCTTGTCGTAATAGTCTTTAGAGAAAGTATAGCTCTTACCTGATACTAGACAAATTATCTTTCTAGAAGTCATCTAATATAATATAATTTATTCCCATGGAAAGTCCAGCCATGTATGGTCAGAAAGTAGAACTCCATAATGATCTACCTTTTTGACAGCTCTCTTCTCTGCAAATACTGTTGCATATCTAACATAATCAAATCGATCACCAATAGCTTCTTTAATATGATCAATCGTCTTACCAGTATCACACTTATCATCTACAATGAGTAAACGAGATTCTTTTGGAAACTTATCGAAGTCTAAATGTTGAGATACATCCATGCTATCAGTTTGCACTTTACCTTCATACGAGCTAACCCCATAGCTAAGAAACTGTGCATCTAAAATATAGCTAATAATTTTGGCTGGTAGTAGACCGCCTCTAGAAATACCAATAACATGCGAAAATGTACGACCGTTTAATTTAAATCTAAAAG